ACTGGCGAAGGATGGGCCGATGGCCCTACATGCCGTGTAGGCGATTGGGTAGCAATTCCTCGCGCTTCCACATGGCTCACTAACTGGCGCGGCGTGGCAGTTGGCGTTCTACCGGATGACAAAATTATTGGAACGGTAGAAGACCCCGCCGACCTGTCCTCCGTCTACGTTCCACCCAAAGTATAGGCAAGCGACATGAACATTTTACCAATCCGATTGTATGCGGCGGAGGGCGCTGGTCAAACCAGTACACCCGAGCCGCAAACTTCTCAGAACCTGACCGGAGAAGAGGAGTTTAACGATGAAGAGATTGAGCTTTCAGAAGGCGGCGAAACGGAAGCCACTGAGGCTCCTGAAGAGGCTGAAGAAACTAAGAAAACCTTCAAGCGCCGTGGCCCGAAGCGTTACGCAACACTGACCCATGAGCGCGATGAAGCCCGTGGGTACGCAAATCAGCTTCAGGCCGAGCTTGAGCGTGAACGCCAGCGTGCATCTGAGTTTGAAGCTAAGGCTAATGAGGCTTCTAACGTAGCGATGCACAGCTACGCGGCCAAAGCTGAGTCTGACCTACGCGAAGCGCGTGCTTTCCACTCGTCGTCCATTGAAAGTGGCGATGCGGGTAAGATTACCGAGGCAGCAGAACGGCTGGCTTCTGCGAAATCGACAATGGATGACGTTGAGGCTTGGAAGAAGTCTCAAAAGACTGCCCCGGCAGCACAGCCTCGTCAGCAACAGGCTCAACAACAGCCTCAAAATATGCAAACTCCAGAAATTCCGTCCGAAATTAAGGGCTGGATGATGGAGAATCGTTATTTTGATGCGGTTCAACGAGACGGCAATGGCGATGTGGTGTTCGACCGCTCTGGCAAGCCGGTAGGGAACCCTGATTACGACGACGATATGCACATTGAAGCCACCATGTTTGCTACAAAACTGGAACGGCAGATTGCAGGTGGTCGTTTGGACTATAAGGTTTCCTCACCTGAGTATTTCCAAGCCGTTGAAGAGCATATGCGTCAACAGTTCCCTGATTATTTTGGCGAAGAAGAGCAGGAACAGCCTAAACAGCAGCCTAAACGGTCTTCTCCGGTAGCAGCGCCGAGCCGGTCGATGTCATCTGGTGGTCAAGTCACAAGTTCCACCAAATTTAAGCTAACGGGCGACCAAATTCGGTTTGTTAAGAAGATGGTTGATAATGGCGGTGGCCCAAAATACCCACAGGGCCATCCCAAGCAGTTTAATCCGATGACATTTGCTGATGCTAAGGTCAGTTACGCTCGTCGCCTTATGAATACAAACAAGACTTAAAGGAGACTCATCATGGGTCGCAAACCACGTAATTCCGAAACCCGCGAAAGCACAACCCGTACTGCGGAAAGCCGTTCCGCCATGCGGACAACGCATCAGTCACGTTTTTACATTCCGCCTGACGTTATTCCCAAGAACTCGACATATGCTTGGGTTGCCATCACGTTTGATAACGCTGGTACGCAGAATAAAGACAACTGGAACCAGAAGTACCGTGCTGGCTGGACCCCTGTGCCCCGTGATCGGCACCCTGAGTTGTTCCCGCCCGTGCCTAACATTGGTTTTGGTGCAGACAACAACACTTACATTGATGAAGGCGGTCTTATTCTTTGCGAAAAGCCCTCTGCTGACGTAAGAAGGGATAAGGCCACCCTTGAGGCTAGATCAAAGCAGTTGATGCAGGGCACATCATGGACACAAGCCGCTGGCTCTAATCCGTTTGCACAGACAATGCCGCGTTTTGATGAATCTAAGACTGAGTTTGGCCATAAGGCTGAATTTAAAGAGTAAGTTACGGGGTGGCTGGGGCTTAACGGCCCCGGCCCACCTTTCCCTTGCCGGAGTGTGTGATAAGGGCCAGTCCTGGCCACCCCACCATGAGATGGGCTTACAAATTGCTCAAATCATGGTAATCTAGGTCGTTAGATCGCTTCCGCAATAGCGGATTATCGACGCCAATCACGTATTTGGCCGGGTGCAAAAGGCACCCGTTATCGACGGCAGTTACGTTACCTGCTCCGGCCACTGGTAGTGGCAATCAGTAAAAAACCCAGGTTTTCGCGTCAATAATGGCGCATCTGAACGGAGTATATAACATGGCTTACGGAGCATCTGGCGGCGCTGGCCTCCAGCCGCTTAACAGCGGTAACGGTGTTACCTTCAATGGTATTACCAATCAGTACAACCTCCCGGCGACGGGCGGGCAGACGATCTTCCAGAACGATCCCGTGGCGCTTTCCACGGCTGGTGTCATCATTCGTGGCACGGCTGGTTCTGCGTTCACTGGCGTTTTCCAGGGTTGCAAATTCCAAGACACCTCTGGTGTCTGGCAGTTTACAAACTTCTTCAGCGGCGCAACGGCTTTCCTTTCGGGCAACGTCCCGGTGGCGATGGTCATTGATGATCCGATGGCGCAGTACACGATCACCGAAGGCGATGGCACGGGCGCTTCTGGCACCCCGCTCACCGCAGCGGCCCCCGGCCTGAACGCCAACTTCCTGTACACGGCTGGCAGCACCCGCACGGGCATCTCTGCCGTCACGCTTAACAATTCAACTGCTAGCTCCGCTTCGGGCCTTAACATGCGGGTCGTCTCTCTTGACCCCCGCGTCAATAATGCCGTTGGCGCTTTTGCTAACTGGATTGTTCAAATCAACAATGGCCAGCGTTCTGCTGGAACACCGGGGCACGTTATTTAGCCCCGTAACGCTTTTGGCCTAGGAGCAAACATATGACCATTAATACCAGTTCAATCCAGCAGCTTCTCCGTCCCGGTTTGGCGGAAGTTTTTGGCGACTACCCGATGTATCCTGCGGAATACACGGACATCTTCACGACCCACACTTCGGATAAAGCAGTCGAAATCGAAGTCGAAATGAAGCTGCTTGGCCTCGCATCGACCAAGGGTGAAGGCGCACCTACGCAGTTCCAAGATATGGGACAGCGCGTTATCTCGACCTACTACCACCGCTACACCAGCGTTGGCTTCATCATCACCCGTCAGGCGATGAAGGATAACCTGTATGAGTCGCAGTTCCCGCTTCAGGCTCAGTCGCTCCGCAATTCGATGCTGCAAAGCAAAGAAGTCAACGGCGCTTCGGTTCTGAACAACGGCTTCTCTGCCTCGTTCCCCGGCGGTGACGGTCAACCTCTCTTCTCGACCGCGCATCCGATTGATTCGGGCACGTTTGCCAACACGCCGAGTGTGCAGGTGGACTTGAACGAAGCGTCTCTGCAAGACGCCATCATCACCATCGGGCAGTTCCGCGATCAGGCTGGCCTCATCACGATGACGAAGCCGACCAAGCTGGTCGTCCCGTCGCAGCTTCAGTTTACGGCTGACCGTATCCTGCACTCGCAGTTCCGCACCGGCACTGCGAACAACGACATCAATGCGATCTACAACATTGGTTCCGTGCCGCAGGGCTATCGCGTCAACCACTTCCTGACCGACACTAACGGCTGGTTCCTCATGACCGACGCGCCGAATGGTCTGAAGCACTACGTTCGTGAAGCTCTTGAAACTGATGTGTTCACTGACTTTACCAGCGACAACCTGCTGGCCAAGGCTATCGAGCGTTATTCGTTCGGTTGGTCTAACCCGCGTGGTGCGTTTGGTAGCTCGGGCGCTACCTAATAGCCCCGATGGCTAAATAGAGAATAGGGCCATCGTGCCGCAAAATGGTGCGGTGGCCCTTTTCACAACAAAACAGTGAGGCGTCGTTATGACAACTTTTTTTGATAGCGTTAAAATGGGGCGTGCGGTTTACAACCGCAATTCCGTCCCATCTACTGGATACGCAGAAGACGAAATCTATGGCGTCCCGCTGACCCAGACGCTTGTTTACCAACTCGGTACAGCTTCCACCTCTTTGGCCAGCGGCGTGTTTTATGCGTCGTCTGCCATTGCGGGTACGCTGACCGGCACAGGCGCGTTGGTTAGCAGCGGTGTTGCTACCTTCGACGTTCCGCGTTGTGTGGCTATTACAGCCTCCAGCAATATGTCCACGACGACATTTACCTTCCAAGGTACGGATGCGTATGGTGCGCCGCTTACTGCGTCTGTACTTGGCCCGTCCGGCAATACGTTCGGCAACACAGGTTCCTTTGTTCTCACGCTTTCGGCCTTTAAGACCGTCACCACCGCTTCAGCGAATGGTGCGGCCACTGGCCTGCTGGCGATTGGTAACTCGGATACCTATGGTCTGCCGTTCCGTCTTGTAAACGTGGGTGAGGCTATGGGTGCCTACATTAACGGTGGCTCGGCGTCGATTGCTCCGACCTACACCGCTGGTTTTGGCGCTACAGGCGTTGCTACCGCGACTACGGCTGATGTCCGTGGCACGGTTGCTTTGGCCACGGCGGTTCTGGCCAACGGCTCTAAGTTCATTACCTTCCAGTTCGTTACCCCGAATGACGGGACTGCGGCTGGCAGCGATACCAAAGAAAACAGCTATGGCGTCACGCCATATTCTGGCTAATGTTAAGCGCCGGGGTGTGGCCGTCATGCCCCGGCGTTCTTATTGACGGTAACTAGGCAAGGAAGTAACCCGTGACAGAATCACATCTAGCTCAAGCAGCGCCTACAGCGATCATGCACGCCCCGGCTCGTAAGGCGGTCAACATTATTGCTATGGGTTCGAGCCGCTCCGACTTCTTTCAGGCGCAGCTTATGGAAAGCCGCCCTGAAATTCTGCAAAACGCCGAAACGTGGTGCATTAACTATATGGGCGCACAGATTCGTTGCGACCGTATTATCCACGTTGACCCTGTTCATCCGTACTTGGGACACCCCGTTGTACGCGATATGTGCGAATACGCGCTGAAGGACAACACCCCGTTCTATACATCGTGGCCGCACCCTCGCTATTCCAACCATGTCGTTTACCCGTTTGCTCGGGTTATGGCTTCGTTTGGCGGCATCACGTATTTCAACACCAGTGTTTCGTATGCGATTGCGCTGGCCTTGGCTGACGGCTTTAACGAAATCGGCCTGTTTGGCTGCGACTTCTCGTACCCTGATGTGCATTTGGCTGAATCTGGCCGTGCGTGTTGCGAGTTTTACATGGGTATCGGCACTCAGCGCGGCGTTCGTTTCGCTGTCGCTCAAAACTCGACCCTGATGGATATGTATAACAAACAGCAGCCCTACGGCTGGTTTGTTGACCCGAATCACCCGCCGGGTATGGGCGGAAAGATTATGACTGCCCAACAGATTCTGGCTCACGAAGATCGTGTTCGGAACCCGCCTAAACTGGCCGCTCAGTTTCAAGTGATCCAGGTCGCCAGCCCGTCTGTTATCCAGCCGATTGCTGCACCGCAGCCGGTTATGGGCCAGGGCGGGGAACATGCTATTTATAATGCTATGTTGGGAGGGCCACTCCCATTAACAAACGGCCATGACCCTTCTCTTGGAGTAGCAAATGCGCCCAGTAATATTCAGCTTCCCCACACAAACGGTTAACGGCGTTTGCGCTACGCAAACAACTACGGCCACAGATCAGTCCCTTGTTC